GTGCTGCTCGTATCCGAAGCTGGCCAGGTTCAAGCCCGCTGTCGTGATCTGCCAGATCAACGGCTGCCGGCGCGCCCCGATACCGGACTTGATCACGTCGTAGATCTCGCGATTCGGATGGGCGTGCACCTCGTCGAGGATGCCGCCGTGCGGGTTGAGGCCGTCCATGGTGTTCGAGTCGCGTCCCAGGGGGACGAACTTGTCTGCCTTGCCGCGAACGAACAACTCACTACGCCGTTCCGAGATCTGGCGACGGAGGTGCGGGCTGGCGGCGACCATGCGGACCGCCTCGTCGTGCGTGATGCGCGCCTGGTCCATCTTCGTCGCCGCCGTGTAGACCTCAGCGCCCCCCTCCCCATCGAAGAAGAACAGATACAGCCCCACGCCCGCGAGCTTCGTGCTCTTGCCATTCTTGCGCGGAACCTCCTCCCACACCTCGCGGAAACGGCGCGTCCCGTCTTCCCTCATCCAGCCGAAGGCTAAAGCGATCCAAAATTGCTGCCAGAGGGTCGGCACGAACGTTTGGCCAGCCCACTCGCCTTTCGAGTGCTTGAGGAAAAGGAAAGACTCCAGGGCATGCTGCGCGTGTGCGTCGGAAAACCACAGCCCGCGCAGGTAACCGAACTCCAGGTCGCGGTAATGGCGCTCAACCGCCATCCGCGTCCAGCGGCAGACCGGGATCTCGCCGGCCAGCACGGCGCGGCCATACTGGTCCCAGTCGAACGTCGACGCCGAGGTGTCGACAACCTGCGCGCTCATTTGACCAGCCGCATGCCCAGGCCGGCCTTCTTATTCTTGAACGCCTCGATCGGATCATCGAACAGGTTACCTTGCGGGCTGTCGATCGAGCTGCCCTTGATCTTCTGGAAGCTGGGGATCGTCAACGCCGCTTCCGGCAGCCATTGCAGGAGCGATTTCTTGTGATCGCGGGCGACGTAGTAAAGCGGATGCGGCGTGCGGTAGCCGTTCGCGCTTTCCGTGATGTAGTTCCCGCCGTTCTCGGCCTTGTACTTGTCGAGCTGCTCGGTTGCCTCGACCCAGTCGACGAACGTCCGGCAGATCACGGTCAACGCGAGGCCGTCGGTGCGATGCACCAGGCCGTACTCCAGCAGCGCCGCCGTGACGTGGTGCCACACCTTTTTTTCCTTCGGCGACAGCTTGGCCGGCATGTCCGGAACGGCAGATTCGATGATCGCGTTGATGCGATCGCACGAGGAAGCGGCTGCGTTGTTCACGCTCGGCATGCCCGCTAGATGGCTCGGTGCGCTCATGGAGGACTCCGTTCTAAAAAAAGCGACCCTGCAAAAGCGCACGGTCTCGTTTGGACACCCCCCCCTCTTGAATTTTCAGCTCACGCAAAAAGAAGGGAAACATACGGTGTACGTGTGATGGCACTCAACCTTTTGAGTACCCCCACCCCCCTACAGCGTTGGAATCGAGAGCGGCACTTGGTGCGCGCCCTTGTTGACCTCAGCGGTCATGCCCTTCATGAGCATGACCACCTTGGTATTCGGCAGCCGCTTCTGGAAATGCTGGCCGACTACTTGAAGCTGCTGACCAGTGAGATAGCGGTCCGAAGTGATCAACACCACGTCGTTCGGGCTAACCACTTGGGCGCGGACATTGCCTAAGATTTGTTCGATGCTCATTCCTGCTCCGTTGGTAAGTTCTTGCGACCCCAACCACCATCTGTAGTTGCGGTCTTAACGTCATGGCATCGCTTGCACAAGCTCTGCCAGTTATCGGTATCCCAGAAAAGGTCCTGGTCGCCCTTGTGCGGAATGACGTGGTCGACCACGTTGGCCGCGACCGTGCGGCCCTGTCGGGCACACTCAGCACAGAGAGGCGCTCGCAGCAGGAACGTCTCACGCGCCTTGCGCCACTTCGCGTTATAGCCGCGCGATGAAGCCGAACCACGGCGAGCATCGGTTTCCTTCTGGCGTTGGGTCTCGTGCTTCTGACAGTAGCCAGACACATCAACGAGCGTGGAGCAGCCAGCGTGGCGGCATATCGACTTGGCACGGAAGACCATTGCTTTGTATCCTGGTGAGAACCGCTGCTGCAGACGTCTGCACTACTTCCACAACCCGAGGCCAGGCGGCGTCCAACAATCGCTTGAGGGTCGCGCTATGGCCGTCTATCATTGCGGCAGGTAGTAAGGCGGTTGAATAAAAAAAGCCCTGCAGGCAGGGCAAACATGAAAGCGTATATCCGCCGCTTATGTTCGCGGTTCGAGACGGATCACCACCTTTCGCTGTTGAGATCAGGTTCATCACGGACCAAGAGCGACGCTGTGCAGGGAGCTGGTGTTGTTGCGTCTACTGTTTATCCCGGTACGAGCGGGTGCCGCCCCATGGTTTCAGGAGCTGGGCCAGCAATTGGCGCTGGACGTCGGCCACGACTACAGCATGTGCTTTGCAGGGAGCCTCGCCCCTGGCGCGTGATGATCGATTGCCTATCGCATAAAGTGTTCGGAAACGAAAAAGCCCGCACGTGGCGGGCTTCGTACACAGTTACTCCGAGAATGACCGAAATATATACCCGCTGTAACGGTTTCGTCAAAGCATTTCTTTCGACCTCGCAACAACACCGTGTTCAATGAACACCGGCTCCAGGCGCGCCACCGCACTTTGCTCTATGACGCGCACATGATTCTTCATCTTGCACGAAGCACGCATGTATTTCATGTGACTGCCGCCGAACTGATCGGCAAGATCTCGCGTGCTGATCTCGATCTTCTTGTGGTTCGCGAACATCCGGCCCAGCATGCAATCGATCGCCAGGGTGTTGATACGCGGTAGCATCGGCGCAAAATAATCGGTTAGGTTCTGGATCGCCTGTATGCGCTCGGGCGAGAAAGCGAACCGTCGCCGGCCCGCTCCGCCTTCGGCCTTCGGTGCCGGGCCGTTATCAAGGGACCGCACTGAAGTCGACTGCTCGTATGCCACCTGGACGCGCTGTTCAAGACGCAGCGCCTCCTCCAGCTGGGCACGGAGGGCCTTAACATCATCCCGCGCCTGCTCGAACAATTCACGACTTGCAGCGCCGCCTCCAGGCGTCCAAGGCGACAGCCTGGCCTGCGCCGCACTTAGCCGGTCACGGACGGTCAGCACGTCTGCGCGGACCCGCTCCAGGGCGACAATCGCCTGCTCGCCCACCTCTGCAGGAAAGTCCTCGAAGTCAGTGCGACCGTACTTCGCCTGCAGGACCCAACGCTCGATCGGCGGCAGGTTTGTGACCACGGCCTGCGTGATGAGCGCGCACTGTGCGCGCACGTCGGCGCCGCTCAGCCCCTCGAAGTTGATGTTGCCGCTCCTCTCACCGCGCAGTTGATCGAGCCAATTGCGCTGATTGCCGTCGACCAGCTTGATCGACTCCATCACGCGGATCAGCGCCTTGCGGAACGGTGCGTCCTGCATGGCCGGCTGCGACATCACCAGGAACGCTACATGCACTGCCTGGCCGGCGTTCTCGAATATGGCCCGCTCTTCTTCGACTACCATGTCCATCATTCAATCCCTTTCACTCTTGGTTGTTTTACCGCGTCAGGCACGTACTTGTGCTGCCTTCCCTGCCGATCTATGAACAAGTAGGGATTGCCCTGCTCGTCTTTTATTACCCTCGATCCTTGCCATACCGGGGTGCCGACCGAGTGACCGTTTTCGGTCGCTGAGAACACCGGCTCTCCCCGCATCCCAGCGGCAATGATCTTGTTGATGTGCTCAGCGCCGAACGCACTTCGAAGATCATCGATCCATGCCGCGACCGTCGGCATTTGATCTCGCATTCCTCCACTCGCCATCTCCATCCCTTCGCAGAACAATTATTCTTCTATCAACTGTCCATAGTGTCCATATAGTGTCCACATGAAGTAACCCATATTTCTATTGGGTTTGTTGACACTATGGAGACTATGGATAGTTAAAAATGAATCCATTTAAAAAACGAATGCTGCTCAATCACTTCTCGGCTATTTCTTTACTCATACGTGCGCGTGGACGCAAATTTAACCCTCCATACTGCCCATAGTGTCCACATCCTCAATAACGGCGGGCGGTCCTTCGTGTGGACAGTTGCGTCAATGTGGAGGGTTAACTGTCCACAGTGCCAGCATCGCCATGCCTGTACTTCTTCAGCGCCGTCTCAAACAACGATGCGGCACCCTCGGCCCACTCTTTCAGAGACTTACCTTCTGGCCGATCACCAATGCAAAACACAGCCCTCTGCTTCACGTCCTCCCCAAGGTCGTATGTGATCAACTCTCTCTTGATCGCGCCACCTGCATAGCGTTGAATGGTCGGACTGAACATGGTGAGCGTCGTGTACCTCGACTCACCGGATTGGGCGCACCAGGTCTGGAAGGCCATGTACAGTCGTTTGACGCTGCACGTGACGAACGGCAGCGGAATTTCCCCTTTCGACCATTCCCGGTAGAATCGCTCGGCAGGCATCAAGCTCTTTTCGATAAGCGCGTCTTTCGCCTTGTTGTAGATTGGCTTTGTGTGCTCGTTGAAGTCGCCCATGTCCAGCTCGTGCATGAGGTAGTAGTAAAACGCCTCAATGCCGCCTGCAGCGATCTCCTGCGCCACGCCGGTATAGAAGTCCCGCCCCAGGGCGGGTGGCGTCCACACGACCAGGTAGCGCCGATCGGTCTTATCCAGGGCGAGCGGCTGCAGCTCGTTGGACAGGAACACGAAATTCATCTGGTTCGCTTCACTATGCTCGGGCAGGCCCTTCGGGTTGACGATGATAGTGTCGCCCGACACCAGGTATTTGAGCTTCCCCTTCATCTGCTTCAGCTCGGCGCGCGTGACAACTTCATCGGCGACCATGAACAGCTTCATCGACGCCCAGTCGTTGAAGTTCGATTCGAGCTGGGCATTCCCGATGACGTAGCCATACTCGCCATAGATGGCCTTGACTACCTTTTCGAAGAAGAAGTTTTTACCGGACCCTTCGTCGCCGTGCATGATGATGGAGGTCTCCATCTTCGCGCCGGCATTGCGCAGGGGGTAGGCGAGCCATCGCGATATCCAGGTCTCAAGCTCCTCGGAACCGTTGCACAGGTGATAGAGGAGCGTGCGGATCTGGAGGCAGTCGCCCTTGCGGGGCTTCATCTTCCAGCCGCTGAACAGATTGACGGTCGCGGTCGGGCCGCTCTTGGCCGGACTGGGCGTCTCGCTCGGATCGAACACGATGTTCTTTTTCAGCACCCACTTGCGCGCCTCGCCGCCCCAGAACTTCATGACGTCGTTGTTCTGGACGATCGTGCGCATCGCTGACAGCTTCATCAGCATCCGCTGCCGGCAGTCCCACACCAGGTCCTCGCCATAGATCAGGATGAAGTTTTCGAGGACGTCGTCGACGTGATCCCAGTGCGCCTGCCCGTATTCCTTCTTGGGCTTTTCCTTTTTGGGCTTGTCCTTCTTGCTCGACTCCTCCTCCCCCGCCCCCTGGCCGTCAGGCCCGCCAGGCGCGTGATACGGGGCGTCCGTGGGCATTTCCGCATCGAAGCGCGCGTCAAAGTCCGCCGGCAGCTCGTCGTCGCCTTCAGGCGGCTGCTTCGCACCAGGGGGCGGGGGGGCGAGGGACAGAACAGCAACAGCAGAATCGGAGGTGGAAATCGTCGCGTCCGGGGCGGCTGCCGCCGCAGGGGGGGCGGGGGAATCAAGTTTGGGCTGCTTCGCAGCAAGGATGGAAAGGGCGAGTTGCGCTCCCACAGATTCCAGCCCCTCCTCTGCATGAAGGTCATTGAAATCGGTCAGCTTGCGCGCACCGCGGTTCTTGAAGAGCGGCATCGCAACGGATGCGTTGCCCACGGCGGCGGCAGCAGCATGGCAGGCTGCTACGCCCGCATTGTGGTACTTCTTGTTCGCTACCTTGCGCCCGCGCCGGATGTCCGCCTCGATGTAGCGGATACCTTGCGGGTCTGTGCGCCACCATGCGGTAACGGTCACTTCCTGCCCGTCGTCGGCCAACACCAGGTGCGTCGCCCCGTCGATCGCGACCGGGGCGGAGACATTGAATTCCTCGCGCAAGCGCTCGATGTATCGTTCGGTCAACTGGTAATCATCGTCAGCGAGGAAGAGCAAATGCGCGCCCGGGTAGCTCACGCGCAAACGCTTCGCTACCGCCATGATCTCGCCGGCGCTGAAGGCTACGGCGACGGGCAGGTCGATCATGGCGCTAACGCTCATGCGAGCGCTGGCGCAGGTCGCGTAGCCCTCCCCGACCGCGATGATGTCCGCGCCGTCAAGGGAGCCGAGCGTGTGCGATGCACCCGCCTTTTCCATGTCCTTGCTGTAGAGCTTTTCGCCGGCCTGGTCGATCTTCTGGAGGCCGACCAACTGGCCATCGCGCACCAGGGGGATCAGCAGAAGACCCTTATCGCTCACGCGTACGCCCTCGCCCTTTACGAGCTTGCGGGTCAAGTAAGGATGTTCAACGGGGTTGTTCTCTGCCTTGCTCCAGGCGTCACGGGCGCGGTTTGCGGCTAGGTGGGCCGCGTTGCTGCGCTTCTCGGCCTCGGCCCGCTCAACGGTGCGGCGCTGACGCGCATACTCGGCCTTCTCTTCGTCGCTCATGGCTTCCATGTCGACCGTGACGGGAACCGTGTTGCGGTTCTCGCCCTGGAAGAAGCCGAACGCGCCCGTGATGACGACGCGCCCCGATCGCAGGGGCATTTCGCGCAGGATGTACCAAGCCTTTTTCCCAGGGCCAAACCGGTGGTACTTGCCGTCGAGGATCGGGAGACTGCCCGGCAGTGGGGGCATGTCGTGATCAATCATTTGTGCGATAACCTGCCCTACATCGCTCATCCTTGGGTCGCTCCAGTTGCAATTTTCAGGCTGGTCTTGTGCTCGACAACATGGCTGCCATACCGCGAGGGGATCGACAGGTAATCGAACGCGCCCTCGCGCATCAACTGCAGGCGCACCTTGTTGTGCGGCTGCAGAGGGCGCTGCAGCGGCGCGCATCGCGGCGCGGCCAGAACAGGGGGCGGCATGCGCGGCGCCTCAGGCTCGACGCCGATGTGCAGAAGGCCATCGTCACTGATGAAGAACGACCCTTCGCGCTCGAAGATCTTCTTACGAATGATCAGCCGGTCCAGCACTTCGGTGTGGAACGAGTTCACCGTGGTCGACCAGCCCATTGCGCTCATCCACTGCGGAACCGTTGCGTGACCGCCCATTTCGTTGAGCTTCTTGAGCGCCAGGTATGCGCGGCTGCCGGCGCGTGGGCCATCGAGCGGGCCCTTCATTCCGCTTGCTCCTGGTCGCCACTGGCGACGAACACGCGCATCATCAGGCCCATCATTTCTTCGATGACCTTGTGCATCCGCGCAGCGTCCGCTTCCAGGATCTTGCGTTCACGCTTGTCGATTTCGCCGTCTTGGATGGCGTCCTCGAAGTGGTGCGCGAAAGCGCCCAGCTCTTTGTAGAGGCCACGCCATTTGGTGTCCAACTCTTCGGTGCCAATCTCAACGTCGACCGGCAGCTTGACGAACACGCCCCCGCTGGCGGTGGCGATCGCCTCGGCGAAGTGAGTCGTACCGGAGAAACTTTGCATCGCCATCGCGGTCTCAACCAACAGGCCCTGCCCTTTGCGCTCGTACACGCGGTTTTCCAGCGCATCGCGCTTCATCGCCAGGGCGCCGCACATGGCGTCCCAACCGCCAGGCATGGCGCGGTTCATTGCCAGGTAGGATTCTCGAATTTCCACAACTTCCCCTTTGGTTGGTGGTTTGCTAATTTCTTTATTTCAACTATCGTTCGACTTATCAACTTCTGCGGGCCGAGAGTGGTTCGCCAGCTCTGGCCAGATCTCGATCCAATCTAAAGGATGCAGATCGTCCTTTCTGTTCACGGCCCCACCGCTTAGTTGCTCGATCAAGACACAGCGCTTGGCCGAGATCGGTGCCACACCGGACGCCATCTGCGACAAGTAGGACGGCGACACGCCGAGGTCTTTTGCGAACTTCGCAACCTCGCCGCGCTTTAGCGAATCCAAGTAATCTCGTAGAGTCATTTCCCGCAGTCATTGTTTTTAAAGTTCGGCCAGTTTATTGAATACTAAACTCACAGTCAAGTGTTTGCTTGTTTAGAGATTACTAACCAAAATAAGGACTATGGAAATCACCGAAACCAGACGGTCCCAGCTCAAGAAATGGTTTACTGAGCGGACGATCCCGCCGAAAGAAAAAAGCTACCTGTCGCAGTTGATGACGGGCACGGCTTCGTTCGGCGAACGAGCGGCGCGACGTCTGGAAAAGGACTACGGGATGTCGCCTCGCTACCTAGACGGAGCCGAGGAAATCGATCTGGCGCTGGCGCGCGGTGACCACCTGGAGCTAGTCCAGGTTAAGCCCTATGCCAAAGCCGAGGAGATGGATCTGATGTGGATAAGTCCGCAAGATCGCGAGCTGTTGACGTTATTCCACGGCACGGACGACGACGGGCGGAAGACGATTCTCCGAGCCGCGAAGGCTGTCCCCCGTGTCGTAAAGCCTGTTGCTGTTGGAAACAAGCAACAGTGATGTAGTTTTTCTTGCCGGGTGATCTGCTGCTGCGCCCTCTGCGATTGAAAGGCACTCCCCCCTGCGCCGGTCATCCATTGCGATGTAAGCGGCCTTCCAGCGTTCGAAATTATCCATTACTCAAAAAATATCAATGTTTACAAAAACTAAACTGTAAGCCGGTTCCGCGATTCCCCATCAGCAATGGTGGCATGCTTTTCCCCTCCAAATCTATTAACCAAATGTAACAAATACTCTCCTGCGGCAATCCCGCAACACCTTCGCACATCCACTGGTTTATTTTTTACTTGACTCATAGTTTAGTATTAAATAAACTGCGCTGACTTACTCAACGGCCAGCAAGGACATGCAAATGCGAGTCTTCACAATTACCGTCGCAACCGGCACCAGCCGGGTCACCTACAACACCCGCTCAACATCGAGCATGGCCGCCTATATGGTCGCCCTGGAATCGTGCGCTGATCTTCCATGCGGCATCACGGTCAAGTTGGCATGAGCATGCCGACGACTACCACCAGGCCGGCCCCGACGCGGGCGGCGCACACGACTCCTATTGGCACTGGCGCCCTCCACCAAGCCCTCGAAGACGCGCGTGACCTGAGTCGTCTGCACGATTTTTGCCGTGCACACGTCTGCACTTCCGACGAAGTCTCCGCCGATGGCAAACGCCTGGACATGCTCAAGGTCTTCGCCCTGATGCGCGCTCGCGGCTACCAGGTCAGTGAGCCGAAGCATGCCCAACAGCAGCGCCGTCCCGGCTTTACGGCCTGGCTGGTCGACATCACCGTGCCAAGCCGTCACGTCGTGCAACTGGCGTTTTTCACTCCGAACCCCCCTCAGCAGCACCCGCACAACTCCACTCACCCCCACCGGAAAGCATCATGAAAAAAACCGCAAAGGCAGCGCCACAACAGCAGACCGCGAACGTCGTCGAAGTCAAACAGGAGGGCGAATTCAAAATCGTCCTGGTCAGCGACATACGTCCGTCCCCGGACAATCGCAAGCAATTCTCGGAACTGGCGTTGACAGAACTTGCCGCCAGCATCAAGGCGATGGGCGTCGCGCAGCCAATCCTGATCCGCCCTGTCACGCCCACCGCCGAACAGCCCGAGGCGTACGAAATCGTCGCGGGCGAGCGCCGCTGGCGCGGGTCGAAGCTGGCCGGCCTGCTCGAAATCCCGGCCATGGTTCGCGTCCTTAGCGACCTGGACGCCGCGAAGATCCGCATTCTGGAGAACCTGCAGCGCGAGAACCCGCACGAAATGGAAGAGGCCGAGGGCTACGAACAGCTCATGATGCGCCACGGCTACACCGCCGACCAGTTGGCGGAAGAGATCAACAAGAGCCGCGCCTATGTTTACGCACGCCTCAAGCTTTGCTCGTTGACCTCCCTGGTGCGCGAGCAATTCTTGCTCAACAAAATCTCAGCTTCGACTGCCCTGCTGATCGCCCGCATCGCTGTGCCCAATCTGCAGTTCCAGGCGTACAAGGAAATCGTTCGCGACAACAGCAGCTACGGCCCGATGTCGCACCGTGAAGCTGCTGGTCACATCCAGTCCCGCTACATGCTGGACTTGACGCAGGCGCCTTTCCAGATGACCGATGCCAAGCTGCTCGCCGCTGCAGGCAGTTGCGCCAAATGCCCGAAACGCTCCGGGAATCAACCCGAAGTATTCAAGGACATCAGTGCAGACGTGTGCACGGACCCTGATTGCTTCGCCGAAAAGAAAGCGGCATTGACCACTCGAACCATCACCGAGGCAAACAAAAAGGGCATCCCAATTCTTGAGGATGACGACCAAGAAGAAGAATTTTTCAAGCTGGGCGACTTCTCTGACGCCACCGACTACGTGAGCGAGATCGGTGGCGCGCCATACGACCAAAAGAACTATTACTCTTTCGTCGGCACCGTGTTGGAGCAAAAGGATCTGCCAGAGGTCAAGGCCTACATCAAGCAGCTCGGCAAGCTCATTCCTGTATTCGAGACTAGCGCCCTTAAAGTTGCGCTGCAGCGCGCCGGCATTTGCCGCAGCGACGACGAACTTGCTGCGCTCAACAAGGTGAAAGACGGCAAGGAAGCGGACCCGCAGGAAACCGACCGCCACTCCGCCAGGATCGCCAAGCAGAAATCTGCGGCCGAGACTGCACAGAATGAAACGGCCTACCGTGTTGCGCTCTACAAGAAGCTACGCGGGCACGGACTGGCCCATGGCTTCTCGCTCCAATCGCTGCGCGAGCTGACCAAACGCGTGCTGAACGACAACCCGCTTCCGGACGACGTTTTGACCGATACGTACGCCTTCGACACGGATGGCGATCAAGCAATCTGTGCGCACATCGATCAGGCCGAACTGCCGGAAATTCAACTAATTTTGATCGACCTTCTCCTCGGCGAAACCCTCGGCGTGAGCCACTGGGCGGTCGGCCAGAATGGCCACGTCGACGACGGTGACTTCTCTTGTGTGCTCGCCATGGCCAAGGCCGAGGGGATCGACGCTGCAGTCGTGCGCGAGCAAATGTTCCCACGCCAAATTGATACCTCGGCCCTGCAGTACGACGACCTGGTGCGAATCATTGCCGCGACCCCCGAACGGATCAACGAACTGAGCAAAGCCGTTATCGCCGACGCTCAGCGCTTCGACCTCATCAGCCTGCTCGAACGGGCGGCCCATGCGAACGGCTTCGCCTACGCGGCAGGGGGCTGGATTCCTGTCGCCCAGGGTGCGATCGAGGAGGTCGAGGAGATCCGCGTCGACGGCGAAGTGCAGGTCAACCTCGCTCCCGAACAGGCTGAAGACAACATCAACGACGCCGGCCTGACCATGGACGAGATCCCTGCAGTTGCGGCCCCCGCGAAAAAGGCGACCACCCGTAAGGCGACGAAGATCACCGCACAAGCAGCGTGGCCATGGCCGACCACTGCCGGCGACATCGAGCAGCAACAAGCCAGCGATGCCGCGCCCGCCGACGAATCCACCGCCAACGCATAACCCACCGCAAAGGACACAGCATGAAAACTGATTTCAACATCTCGCTCAAACACTTCGCCGTCTTGGCAAAGATCTTCGCGCGCGCCATTGGCCGCATCATGTCAGCACTGCCGCCGCGCTCGATGCCGAGCAACTGTGTGAACATCAACGCATTGCTTCTTCACTTGTGCGATTTTGATCAAGCAACCTACCGGTACGTCATCAAGTGGCTCGCCCTCCCGCTGCAATACCCGGGCACGAAGATGCAATACGCCCTCCTGGTCAACGGCCCGCAAGGGACCGGCGCCAGCCTCTTCTTCGAGCGCGTTGTCGGCTCGCTCTACGGCCACGCCGCCAAGAACCTAACCCACCACGATCTTCACCCGCGCTTCAACGCGTGGGCGCTCGGCGCACGGTTCATCACCATCGACGGCAACCTGACACGGTCGACCCTTGCGGCCCTGAAGGCCCTTGTTACCGAAAGCTCTGTCAAGGTCTCACAGCGTGCGCTTCCCGACCGCCTCGAAGCGAATCAGATGAACCTGGTGTTCATCACCAGCTCGCCGGACTTCATGCCCGAGGCCGCGCACTGCGACCGCCGCTTCATGGTCATCGAGGCGCCACCAAAGCGCGAGCGGCTGTTCTACCTGGCCGTGGCCGAGGAGATCGACAACGGTGGCGCAGCGGCGTTCCGCGACTACCTGCTGCATCGGGTCGACCTTTCAGACTTTAACCGGTTCAGCGAGCCGCCGACGCTGGCGACGCGCGCCAGGCTGGAGTGCGTTGCATGAGAGCCAGTGACGCACTGGCGACCCTGCACAGCGTCGTCGACAGCGATAGCTACGCGATGTCGTTTCAAGGGTTCGGACAATACCGCACGGCGATCAAGAAGCACATCCGTACGCTGTACAAAGCCGCCGTCGCCGACGAGACAAGAGGCGACCGCCTGCAGGAAGATCTGATCCAGCTCGCTGCGCATACGTTGGTAGAGCCGCAGGCGGCGCCCAAGGTGCGCTGA